CGCGCAAAAAGCAGAGCTGGAGGCCGTGACCGCAGGTGTAGCGGAAGAACCGGCAGAAATTACAGAAGTACAAAAGCTGATCAATGCAAGTAAAGCCCATAAGAAATCAGTATCAGATGCTGAGAAAAAGAAGCATTCGGATCTGTGGCAGTACATTGTTAAGAACTACGGCCGGAGCGTCAACGATTCCACAGTTAAAAAGATTGCGGATGCTCTTAGCGTGGAAGCCGACAAAAAGCCTACATCAGCGCAGAAAAAAGCAATTCTGGCCGCTATGAAAAAGAACGGCCTGAAGACCGGTACTCAAAACGTCATAGAGGATCAGCTGGCGTGGTTATTTGAAAATAACGCCCAGGAATATGTTCTCCGTAAGTCCGATGGCGCGATCATGCAGAACATGCTCACCGGGGACAAGGTAATTAACCCACAGGGAGCAGAAAACCTTTATAATTTTGCCATGAATCCGGATCAGTTCCTGGAATCCAGATCTTCCCTGGAGGTAGGAGCGGCTGGAGTCGAGAAACTTAACCGTTTGATCCAGCAGCAGTCAGAGCACCAGGCGAAGTTATCAGGAAGCTATCGAAGTGATAACTCCGAAATACTGAGCAAAATGGATTCCATGATGAGTACGATGGAGTCCATGATGGAGAACATGGCAAGCTCCATGAAGAACTTAAAAGTATTCATGGATAAAGATAAGCTGGTCGGAGAACTCAGGGAAGACATGAACATAAAAAATGAAATGGCAGCCACAAGATACACAAGGGGGCGTCTGAGATGAATATAAATGGCTGGGACATATCCGGAGCACAGGCCAAACAGTGGAACGTGACTCCGGGATTTTCCGATATTGAAAATGAAAGCGAATGGCAGAGGGGAAGCCCACTGCCGTTTTTCATTAATGGATCAATCGGGTGGAAGACAATACGGATCACCTTCCTGGTATACGGCTCTGATCGAAATGAGATCTTGCAGAATTGCAGCACCCTGCTTTCCCATATGATGTCCGAGTCGGTCACCTTGGAACTGGATAAGTTCGATCACAAGTTTTGCGGGTTTATGAGCAAGCATGATT